CCCCGAATTTTCGAGATTTAATTGATTTTATCAACATTTTTTCATTCCTCCTATATTTCTAAATCAACAGTTTCAACCAGTTCAAAGACGGGCTGTTCTACATCGTCGATTAAAAATCTTCCATATACATTTAAATCATAACCAATTTGAAACTCACCATCTTTATCACAATAACGCCCCCAACCGACACCGTTTTTGTGTGGCGGAGCATTGAATATAACTTTACCAATACCTATTTCATGTGTTACTGAAACTGTATTTCCTACATTGTCTGTTATTGATACTTCTACCTCGTGTGTTGAGCGTAGCGGATATGTCCCAAATACATATCCTTGTCCACTGTTAAACGCAGTTGATTTACTTGTATTGTTGATTTTTATACTTTTAGTTTTTATTGCATTCCCTGTTATAATACAATAAGTAAATGTAGGCTTAACATAAATGTAAGTACCCTTGATTATATCTTTAGTTCCCGAACTGTCGCATCTGTATGTTTCAAACGTTAATGTCGGCAATGTATAGGCAGTAACCGTGACTTTAACCGTTTTACTTGCTGTTCTTCCTCGACTGTCAGTAATCGTTGCAGTGAATGTTATATCACCGCTTTTATCAACCACACCGGTGGTATATGTATTTTTATCACCACTATAACTGTAATCTCCACCACTAATACTGTAAGTTTTAATAGTACTTCCATATACTCCTGATGCCCCGTTAATTGTTAATTTAATACTTGATTTTCCTTGCAGATAGAGTGACCCAAATGGATTTACTGCACTTGCTGTTACACTTGTAAAAGTCGGTACCACAGTGTTCTTTGCATTTGCATTAAAATTATATATTTTATCACCTACAATAGATCCACCGTTCCACGTCCTAACAAGAATACGTCCAGCACTCCCTGCTGAATTTGGGATTCTATTCAGCCATTCCAAAGGAGTTTGAAAAGTGTAGCTTGTTCCTACATTAGTCGCCACTTGTGTCCATGTTCCGGCCACAAAATCATGATATACAGAATGAGTAAATGAACTTGATTTTCTGCTTATATTAACAGTCAGATTATCACCAATATATCCGCTATAGCTAATACTTGCATCACTTGCTCTAGGAATAGTAGATAAAGTATGATTATAGCCCTGATCTGATGCTGTGAATTGGCTGTGATCTATTCGTGCGCTTACCCAGATTGTCTTTGACCCATCACCATCATGTGGAATCCAAACATCCCATGTACCTAAACGAATAGCTGAGGAAGTTATTTTTTGCGAGCTTGTGATTCCAGCTGTATATACCGTACCGTTGATTCCGCAATATACCGTACCGCTACCATAAGTAGTATAACCTGTATTAGTACGCCACGCATCAACCCATACACGGACTAATGAGCGGTTATTGTCTATATCGATTTGTAATTCTTGTGAATTCAAGGAATATACGATATATTTATTACTTGTTCCAAAAGTTGCCATTCACACACCTCCTAAGTTAATGTCAGACCATCAGTAGCATCATAATTCCAGCTGAATGTTCCGATATTTAATTTTGTCATTACAATGGCATATTCAATGTTAAGCTGTTGGTTTGACAGATATGCTATTCTGCTTCCATTTTGATAGAATCCTAATTCCGTATTAGATAATTTAACAGCAAAGGGACTATTGCTTGCACCTAGTTCTAATACACCATCCTGAAATCTAGCCCACTGTGAAATTTCTTCCTTCGTAGCCAGACCACTTATATTGTCGGTAATACTTTTAATACTGTTTGTAACCAGTGATATAGAACTAGAATTTTGAACAATCTGTGATGATAACTGCTCTATCAAAGTTGAATTGTCAGTAGTGGTAGTCTGTAGTTTTTCAACCAGTGTAGTCAGCGATTCTTTAAGCTGGTTGATCGCAGAAGTATATTCAGTGGTAATATTCTGCTTCATATCATTGATATCACCAGCAAAATCATTAGTCACTTCCCATGTAGTACCGTTCCAGTATTTTAGAAGATTATCAGTTGTATCAAACCATAACTTAGTTTTATCACTAGGTGCAGTAGCACTATGAACCGTACCATCGTCACCTTTGTCACCCTTATCACCTTTAATCAAACTCCATGTATAATCACTGGCTGAAGTTGATTCCGTAAGGGTTGTCTTGTTGTAAGCTAAACCTATGTATGTTTTACCCGATGGATCATCAGACATATTAGCACCACTGGCACTTGTTGCATACTTAACCCATGTATAGGTTGTTTTACCATCTGTACCCTTTGGTCCCTGAATACCAGTATCACCTTTCTCACCTTTGATTAAAGACCATGTATAATCTGAATAATTACTGCTTTCTGTTGCAGTGGTCTTATTATACGCTAAACCAATATATGCTTTTCCAGTTGGGCTGTCACTCATACCACTTGTAGGTGTATCCGCATATTTAAGCCATGTATAATACTGCTTCCCATCTACTCCTTTAGGTCCCTGTACGCCCTGTGGTCCTTCTATTTTAACCCATGAGTATTTATTAAAAACTGTACTGTCAGCTTCAGAAAAATCCACATATGTTCCAATATATTTACCTGGTGTTTCTCCATTATTTGAGGTAAAAGTTTTTCCGTCATCACTGTACTTAATATGTAGATACGAAGTTTGTCCATCGCTTCCCTTCGGTCCCTGAATGCCTTGTTCTCCTTTGCTTCCAGTATCTCCTTTGATCTTGCTCCATTTATATGAAACATATGAGCTCGGAGCTGTATTTGATGTTGTTGAGCATGTACCAATATAAACAGCATTCTCAGCACTGTCAGTCATCGGGTTACCATTAGCATTTTGAGAGTATCTTATATGGAAATAAGAACTTACTCCATCCGCTCCAGCAACCCCCTTAATTCCCTGAGGTCCTTGTTCACCTTTGATTTTAGACCATGTGTAACTGTCAACATTTGTAGGATCATTAGAATTAAAGTCTACACACTGTCCAATATAATCACCTGCTGTCTCCCCACTGTTTGCAGTAAACGACTTCCCGCCATCATTAGAATATTTTATATGGAGATAAGAAGTCTTGCCATCTACACCATTAGTTCCCGGTATTCCTTGTGTCCCCTGAGCTCCCTGAATTCCCTGAAATCTCGCCCATGTATATTTTGTTGGATCTGTACTGTCGGTTTCAGTGTAATCAACATAAGTACCAATATAAACCGACGGAGTTTCCGTCATTTGACTAGAGCTTGTCGGACTGGCAACACTGCTGTATTTAATGTGAAAATACGAAGTCTTTCCACTAGAACCATCATTTCCTTTAGGTCCAGCCGGTCCTTGAATTCCCTGATTACCTTGTGGACCCTGAAGTCCCTGAAGCCCTTGTGGACCAGTATCGCCTTTATCTCCGGTAATGACGAATGGAATTGTTGTTGAGGTAGTATTATTACTAAATTTTGTCGTATCTTTGCGCCATAGATACTGCCCATTTGCTCTAACCGGTTGAGCAGTTATCCATCCGCTGTCAGGTGGTGTCGTACTGCTGGCATTAACTGCAAAGTAAGGTGTGATACTAATCACACTAACACCATCATCCCCAGTTGGACCTTGCGGTCCCACTGCTCCATCTTTTCCATCACTACCGTCAGCCCCATCCTTACCCAGTACATTTAAACTAAATGACGTAAACAGTTTAATACTTGTGTTTTTATACGATACATAACAGACATATGTAACCGCCGGATTAGCCTTGGTCATAATATTTTTACTTACATTCAATATTCCATTGCTAACATTCTCACCATTCGTAAGTCCAGTTTCTGAACTGTTGATTATCTTTTTAAAGACAATATCACAATTACTTAAATCCACATTTAATAATCCATCTAAAACTGCTGGAGTAATCGTAATATTGTTAATTTCCCAGTTAGGGCTATAAGTTCCGTCAGTATTTAAAATCTGTACTAACTGTGAACCGGTAACATCAAGAAAACTGTTGCCTAAATTAGCAATGTCATTATTATCAGTTATAGTTACACTTCCTGTATCTAATTCAATTCCGCTTATAGAAACTATACACTTAAAATTAGCACTTACATCAATATCATTGCCTGTCAATGTCACTGATTTGCCAGTTTTAAATTTTTCTTCATTTTTATACCATTGAAACTGTATATCAGTCTGGTCAGGTGTAATATCAGTAGTCCCGTTAACAACTTGACAAGACAGGACAATTGATTTATTTTGTTCATTTAAAACAGTTGCATCTGATATCATAAAAGCTCTATATAAAGAAGTATCAATATCCTCTATCTTAGTATTGATTTCTTCTATCTTAGTGTTAATTTCTTCATTAGTAATTGTAAGCTGCCCGACTTTTTCATTAAGCCCTTCTTGCTCTTTTGCGATGACATCCAGTTTAAGTGATTCCTGATCTTGCGTTATCTGCAGCTTTCGTATGCGTGTTGTATTGTTTATTCTCTTGATAACACGTTCTTCATTTTTGGTAGTTACGGTTCCATCTATATCAGATAATAGAAAATTTCCACCCTTAAATGTATTTGATAAATCAATTACCATAAAATTGAATTCATCATTATAATTAATCAATTTACCTGGTAATAAATTATCAATAGAAATCATCTTTACAGATTTTACTGAATAGAATGTTAAACCATCGAACTGTTCGTATAGAGAATCTACAATCAATTGTTCATCGAGATAAAGATTATTTGCATTAAGAAACATCGTATTTCCTGTTTCATTACCTGCTTCAAGTGGATTCAATCCATTCTCTGCATATATACGAGTCACTTTATAAACTTCATTCTTTTCATAATTTGTTAAGGTATCTGTGTTTGCAAATACATCCTTTGTAACTTTTACAAATTCAAGCGAATTAATTTCCTTTGCAAACACGTTAGCCCCGCAAAGTTCAGCTATCCAGCCTAGATAACTTCTTATAACAATTGTATTGTCATACCACGCAACTTCTTTATTCAATACATAATCAGGAATGTTAGTTCTGATTATAGAAAAACCAGTTAGACTTTCTATTTCATCCAACTGGTCTTTTATTTGTACTGGATATGTAAGTTTTGTATCATACGCAATATCTAGAGAATAGTTATTGTCATACAGTTTTAGGCTCAACGATTTAGTATACTTTTCGGGTTGATCATATATCTTAAAATATCTTTTATCTGAAGCATTAGTTTCTTGAATTTCCCAATACACTTCAGTATCAAGATTATCGAGAATTCCATCATAGTTATCAAACTTAAGATTCAGCTGGATTGTTGGAACATTACCAATAAGATAACCCTCCGCAAAAGAACTTGAAATCTTATAGTCAAGCAGTCGACTTGTCACATCTAAGTTTCCGTATTTAATTAGCATGACTACACCTCAATCAATGCAAAAGAAAAGGACTTAGCTTTAAGTCCCTCTTTCGTCCTAATGTAATTATAACTTTTGTTTCCCGCATACATTTTTCTAGTGGCACGGATTCCATGAGTTGGAATAAATAGTTCTGCGTCAAACTCAGCAGGAGTTACCGCATTGAGAATATTCATGATGTCGATTGTTGGTGTTATGTTCCATGTCAATGTGACTTTTAACATATTTGATCTAATTCTATTTCTTCTTAGAACACCTGTAGCCACTGGTCTAACACTTTCACCGTCCAAATCCTGAATTTCAACTTTAATATCAGAAGGTGTAGACAAAGCTACACCATTCACTTTAATCAATGCTTCATTTGCCATATACACCCTCCTCTTAATAATCAAACACTGGTTTACCAGTTTGTACCTCATATTCTTTAATATTATCAATTACCATCTTGGTCAGTACCTTCCCATTTTCCAAAACAAAATTAATGACATAAGTTGCTCCATTTCCACTATCCCCATCAAAAGATAATCTATCTGCTAATTTTTCAGCAATCAGATCAAGTCCCTGGGTATTACGTTTCAATGGAATTACAGCCTCAGTACCTGCCTCACCAAAAATACCTAAAGTTGGTTTGTTTACCACTGTTCCTTCAGCTAGCAAAGGAATTTGTGGTACGCTTATCGTGCTAATCCAGTCAAAAGGTTTAAGTCCTAAAATACTTACTTTTTTTATTGATTTTAATGAACTGTTTATACCATCGAATGGAATTTTAATTACTTTATTGATTCCTTTAATAATTGCATTTACAACAGCCTTTAAGCCATTTAGAATACCGTCTTTGATACCATCAAATACAGCACCTCCTGTACTAAATACATTTTTAACTGTTGTCCATGCATCGCTGAATTTGCCCTTGAACCAGTCCACAATATTTCCAAATGCATCAGTAATATTGTTCCATACGCCTTTAAAAAACTCCCCAGTTCTGCTGAAAGCACCGCATATATTGTCCCATGCATGATCGAATATAGTTCCAAACCATTCCGCAACATCAGAAAATGCAGTTTTAACATTTTCCCACTGCTGCCCAAACCATTCACCTAAAGGCGCAAATGTTTCACAGATACTATTCCATGCATTGCTAAATATCTTACAAACCTTCTCCCATGTATCACTCATATTTAGTGTAAAGATTCCAACAAAGAAATCAGCTACCACTTGAAATGCACCAAGAATAATATCGGCAACGGTTTTAATAACAGAGCCAGCAATTTCAAATATCGCAATAAACGCTGTCTTTATAAATTCGACAATAGGTTTTAGCATTGTATTCCATAACTTTGATAAAGTTTCAATAACAGTATTAATAGCCGGCATCCATCCCTGAAGAATATCGCACACAGCTTGTATTGCTATTCCTAAAACACTGACAAGAAAATCCGCAATCGGGGCAAGAATGTTAGTCCAAAATGCTAAAGCAATGCTTGCTATAGCTTCTACTACTGTTAAAAATACATCTGTTAATAAATTCCCCAATGGGAGCAGCACTGTATTAAAAAGCATTACCAGCGTATCAAAAATTAGTAAAAGGCAGCTTGTATAAAAATTCTGAAGTATTCCTAATAAAGCACCTACCGCATCATTCACAAGATTTCTAAAAGACTCACTAGTCTGATATAAATAAACAAGTGCTGCGGTTACAGCTGTAATAACACCTACAATTGCAAGCATTGGAGTATTTAATCCGGTAAGCATAACACTCAATGTTTCAATTACCCCAACATCCTTGAATAAAGCAAATAATGCACCTATATTAGTAAATAAATTTTTTATTGGGCCCGTTAATGCGGCCCAATTTTTGATCACCTCAAAAGCAACAAAGCCCGCTAAAACTCCAGATAACAGACTTGTAATGACAGGAGCATTGGTCTTGAGAAACTCTTTAAGCCTATTGACATAGACCATCACCTTATCAACAGTAGCCTCAATACCGCTCGTATCCGGCTCCTCAAACGCACTGCCCCAGTCGATTGGATCAATGGCATATCCGCCACCTCCGGTACCAGCGCCAGAGCCACCACTACCAGAACTAGAATCACTCGCACTGATTGTATTTAATTCATCAAACCCGGCCAATGAACCTAACGCCTTAGCCGTTTTCTTGGCTTGACCTTCTGTACCCTTTAATGCATTATTTAGTCCACCTGTAGAAGCTGTTGCTGTTTTTGCAGCGTTACTAGCAGAAGTAAAACCATTCGATGCCTGCTGTCCTGCCGACTTCTTGCCAAATAACCTACCAAAAACTGCACTTACAACATTCGCAAATGTAATCAGTTTTCCAATAATCATATTCAAAAACTGTACTACAGGCGTTAATGCGGCAATCAAGCCGTTTCCGATAATCCCCAAAAGCTGTTTAAATCGTTCCTGAAGGATACGAATTTGATTAGCCCAGCTGCTGCTTGTTCTTGCGAAATCGCCTTGAACAAAGGCTAATCTATCCAAAACAAAGTTATATCTTAAAGTTGTTTGTTCTGCCTGATTCATATCACTTATATTTTTATTAATACCTTGTGACAATGCATAAGCCTGGAGATTTGTTTGAGTCATTACAACACCTAGCTCTTTTAAAGTTTCTGTCTCACCTGTAAAAACAGATTTTAAACGCACATCAGCAAGATCTTGAGATATGTTATAAAATGATGCAACATCACCTGTTAAACCTGCTAAAGTGACCGCCATATCACTGGCTGCGTTTTCATTTATACCGGCACTTTTAGCCATAGTCATGTAAGTGCCCGATGTTTTTTTGGCGCTTAACTCGCTCATCCCAAATGCTTCAAGTGCTGATTTAGAAAACTTTTCAGCTTTCCACGCCATGGAGCCAAACGCTACATCTACAACGTTCTGCACTTCAGTAAGATCACTTGCAACCTGTAAAGCCTCTTTACCAAGTTTTAACAGTCCAGTTCCAACCGCTAATCCTACAAGTGCTGATTTTATACCTGATATAGCTGATTTGATTTTAGATGTCTGCGCAGTAACATTCTGGGTAGCTGACTTCATTTGAGTTTGAACTTTTGCAAGTTCATCTCTAAACTGCTTTGTTTCAGCGTTGATTATTACTTTTAATTCTTCTACTGTCCTTAGTCATCAGCCCCAATCTGTTTATTATGGTTATAAGCGAACCTTTTTCTTTTTTCTTTAAATTCCTCTAATTCGTTTATTTCTTTTTGCTCCTCTGCTTTTTTCTTTTCTTCCTTAAATAAGTCAGGATAGTAATCCCATATTTGCTTAATTTCAACATTGTCTTCTTTTTGAGAAAATAATAATCCAATTCCTCTGATGATTTGGTCAGCCAGAATAGAGTTATCTATAGCCCGTTGTTTTTGTTTCATTATCTCTTTTCGATTAAAAGAATCAATAATATCCTTGATTTCATCTAAACTTAGTTCCCAAAAATAAAAAGGATCTATCCCGCAGTCAACTGCATTTGGGTAAATCCCATTTATTAAGTCTGATATATTAGTTACAGTTGTTCTTTGGCTTCGTCCAATTTCTCGCTCATCATTTCTGCCATTGAACCAGAGAAAAAACCCGACGCTTGATAAATCGGGAAAAACACATCTGTCATGAATGCAGTTTGTGATCCTCCCTCATCCACATATTTTTCAAACATTTCTTCTACATCCTTATATTTGATACCGTGGTGAAATTTTTGCATAGCACCATGTGTAATTGTAAGCATAATCTTTAACGCTGGAACACCATTATCCAGGACGTTAACAAGATTAGTCTTAAACTGTTCTTCAAGTTTAGTAATTACACTTGTTGTGAGTTTTAATTTATACTCAACTCCATCGACTTCCCACGTAGCCCATGGGATTCTTTTATTTTCTTCCATAGCTGCCTCCTTATGCAATTTCTGGGTCAGTGATTGTCAATTTACTTTGAAGTGCAACTCAATAACACCATTAACTCCACCGCCAGTTCTTTTAACAGAAACCTGACCATCAAATTCAGTTGTAGTTCCATCCTTTAATGTTTCTTTAAAAGTAGCGATCTCCCCACTCTCCTCCAAAGCTCTCATCAAACGATATGGACTGTCTGTTGATGTATTTTCATATTTAAATTTATAGGTGATATCACCTGCATCACCGATACCCATTTCATACTGTTTAACGGTATCATCAAGATCTGT